TACAAGCGAATTTTCAGTTGATTCAGATACAATAGCTCTTCTTCATTTTGATGGAGCTGATGGATCTACTGACATGATTAATGCTGTTAATGAACAGTCTTTAGTTTTAGAAACTAATATTGGTGATGAGACAACCATAGCTGATAGTAATGTCTCTGTAATTGGTTTTGAATTAACAAGCTCAATAGGCGAGGAGACAATACAAGCTAATGCCGATGTTTCTGTAACAGGTTCTCAAGCAACAAGTTCTATTGGATCTGTAGAGCAGAATACTATATATGATGTAACTGGCTCAGAAATGACTATGTCTATAGGGGAAGCAACTCCTATAGCGAATGCAAATGTAGATGTTACAGGCATAGAGTTGACTTCTAGTGTGGGTAGCCTTAATATAACAGCATGGGCAGAGATTGATCCAGGTGTAAATAATACTTGGGCACCAGTTGATTTAGCCGCTTGATTAAGGTAAAATTAGAATTATTTAGGAGATAAAAATTTATGGCATCAAGTTATTCAGATCTAGGTTTAGAACTTATGGTGACTGGCGAAAACGCTGGTACATGGGGAGATAAAACAAATTCAAATTTAAATTTAATTCAACAAGCTGTTGGTGGTTATGAGGCTATTACTTTAACAAGTGGCGGAACTGTGAACCTTGTTATAACGGATGCAGCTTTGTCTACTGCAAGAAACATGATAATTAAATTTGCTACTGCAACTATTGCAGCTAGTACCATTTGTACTATTCCAGATGGAATTGAAAAATTTTACATATTCGATTGTAGTGGTCTTACAGATGCAAACAATCTTACAATTAAAACTGTATCAGGTACAGGTTTTTCACCAACTACTGCAGGTGCGGCAAGTCCTAAAATGTTCGCTGCATATTCAGATGGAACAAACCTAGTTGAAATTTCATTAAATACTTTAGGTGGAACTATTGCAACAGCTCAATTAGAAGCTTCTTCAGTTACAAGTGCAATACTTGCGGACAACGCAGTTACAACTGCAAAAATTTCAAACGCAAATGTTACAACTGCAAAAATTGCAGACAATGCAATTACAACTGCGAAAATTTCAAACGCAAATGTTACAACTGCAAAAATTGCAGACGATGCTGTAACTGCAGACAAACTTGCAGACACTGCGGTATCTGCAGGAGATTATACAGCTGCATCAATTACAGTTGATGCTCAAGGAAGATTGACCGCAGCTTCTTCAGGAACTGGTGCAGCAAATTTTAAACCAGTGGTTTTTAAAAAGGGACCTGGTTCTGGAAGTGTAACTTTAAGTCCTGGCGCAAGTAAGGTACAAGCATTTTTATTTGGTGGCGGAGGAGGATCAGGATATAGAAATACTAACGAACCTGCTCAAAGAGGTGGAAACGGAGGACAAGGTGGACTCGGTTTCTTTACAGCTAATGTTACAGGAGGAAATAATATACCATACTCTATAGGCAGTTCAGGCAATGGAGGTAATTCTCCTAATCAACCTGGTAACGCTGGCAATGACACAAATTTTCATACTTTTTTAGCTGAAGGTGGTGGAGGAGGTGGAGGAGGTAACAACCAATCCGCAGGAAACGCTGGTAATACACCAGGTGCAGAGTTTAATCCTAGTCTTGGAATTTTATTTGATGATGAAAGAGGTGGAGGCGGTGGTCCAAACCCTAACCCAAGTCCTGCCCAACCTGGTATAGCAGGAACCGCTGGAGCTATTGTAATATATACTAACGAAGGATAATTTATGGCGTATTTAATTTTTAACAACCAAAATCAATTATCAAAAATAGCTGCTAATGATTTAGAAAGAGACTCACAAAATTTAATTTTATCTGACTATTCTGTAGTTACTGTTTCGGATGCTGATTTTTTAAAAGTAAAAACAGGAGTAGTTTTAACATCATACGATGGATCAAACGTGAGTTTAACAGATCATAGTGATATTATAATTACGGATGAAAATATGTTAAAATCAATTATTCAAAGCATTTTAAATAGCTTAGAACAATTTTTAAAAGGAAATCAAGACAATTCACTTTATAATTCTGTAAATGATTATAAATCAACTTTAGAAAACTTTGATACATCTTCAGTAACTTTTCCTTTAAATAAGACTTGGGAACAATATTGTAATGAAAACTCAATAACTTTCTATAATCCTTTACAAATACCTTAAAATAAAATAATAATCTTGGATGTTTTCTAATGAAATAAAATTTATTTCTAATAAAGAATTTTTAAGTGTTACAGATGTTTTACCAAAACCAACAAAATTAAATATACCAAAATGGTATAAAGAATTAAATCACACTACTGCAAATAAAACTATTAAAGGTTGTATGCCTTTTTTAGATACTTTAACGACAGGATATATTATTAAAATGCCTGTTGATTATCACATAGAACATAATAAAAAAAAAGATGAAAAAAGATATACAGTTGGTTACACTAAATTATTTAAAAATTCTTGTTCTATAACCACTAACACAAATGTTAATGTAGCAAATTCTACAGAATCACACTCTATTAATCAACTAGGAGAAAAATGTCCTTTTGTAAAAAAAAACAAAAATCTTGCTTTTCATAAATTATTAAATCCGTGGATAATAAAAACACCACCAGGTTATTCTTGTCTTTTTTTACCCCCAATGAACAACGGTGATGATAGGTTTTCCATAATTCCTGGAATAGTTGATACAGACACTTATCCTTCAGAGGTAAATTTTCCTATAATTATTAATGGCGATAAGTATCCTATTTTAGATACAATTATTGAATCAGGAACTCCGATTGTACAAGTTATTCCATTTAAAAGAGAAAAATGGAAAATGACTATTGAAGCTGAATCTAAAGAAGATAAAAACAAAAGAACTTTTCTTCAAGGAAGAAAAATTTTTAATGTTTATAAAAATAAGTGGTGGTACAAAAAATCATGGAAATGAATTCTTCAAAGTTATTAGATTACATTAGAGTATACGATGATGTTTTAAGCAAACGAACTTTAGATGTTTTCTTAAAAATATGTGGAGAAAATGTTAATTTTTCTGATGCAGGTCTTGCATCGAAAGAAAACGACAACCCTATTAATAAAGAAATAAGGGATGTAAAATCTTGGCCATTATTTAATATTGGTCCAGAAAGTAGAACAGAAGTTTTTTGGTGTAATTATTTTACTTTTACATTTCGTAAATTTATACAAAAATACAATCAAAGTATTGGTAATTCAGAATTAGGATTTATACTTAAAGATATTGAAGTTTTAAAATATGAAAAAAATGGAAAATATAAATTTCATGTCGATCATGGAACATATTCACCTAGAACATTTAGTTGTATATATCTTTGTAATAGTAATTATGAAGGAGGAGAACTTTGTTTTAAATTTTTAGGAGAAGAAGAAGAATTAATTATTGAAAAAAAATCAAATAGAATGATTGTGTGGCCAAGTAACTTTTTATACCCTCACGCAGTTAAACCAGTAACAAAAGGAATTAGATATTCAATCGTGTCATGGGCATTATAGGTAAAGACTTTAAATATAAAAAAATAGAAAATTTCTTATCAAAAGAAGAAATTGAATTACTTAATTTATATTGTGAAATGAAACACCGTGTAAATTTAAAAGATTTTAATAAAAATCAAATTTCTGAGTCAATTCCAAACTCTTCTTTTTATGGAGATCCTTTAATGGAATCTTTAATGTTAAGTAAAAAATCTTTGGTAGAAAAAGAAACAGGAAAAAAACTTTTGGCAACGTATAGTTATTGGAGGATGTATACGAAATATTCAGATCTAAAAAAACATAAAGATAGACCTTCTTGTGAAATAAGTGCAACTATCAATATAGGTAGTGATGGCACAGATTGGCCAATTTATATGGAAGGAGATCCAATTTTTTTAAAACCAGGTGATGCAGCTATATATTTAGGATGTGAACTAGAACATTATAGAGAAGAATTTAAAGGAGATTGGTGTGCACAAACTTTTATTCATTATGTTGATGCAGAGGGTAATAATAAATCTTTTGAAAAAGATAAAAGACCCTATTGGGGTGTAAAAAATTAATATGAATTTCAAACAAAAAAAAGACGGTTCTTGCACTTTAAATTTTAGTGAAGAAGAAATAAAAATTATACAAAATAAAAAAAGTATTCATTTTACTGCTGAAGCTTTAAGACATTTTGGAAATGTTCTTATGTCAATGATAATTCAATTTAATGAAAATTTTGATGAAGAAACAAAAAATAAAGCAACTTTTAGTAACGAAATAAAAATTACACAAGAAAATTATAATGACAATAAAAGTAGAAAATAATTTTTTACATAATACTTCCTTTTGGAAAATGTGCAAAACTATTTCAAGTGGAAATTTTCCATGGTATATTGATGGTGTGCACGATGATTTTATTCATAATTTAATTTATGATCCTAATTTAGAAAAAGAAAACAGTTTTTATGCAACTAAAATATTAAGTCCCCTAATAGAAAAATTAAATTTAAAAAATATAATATCTTCTAAAATTACCCTTAACAATTCTAGTTCGAAAAAAGAAAAAAAAACGCCTTATGAAGAAAATGTAGAAGAAAATAATCAAACTTTTAAAGGTCTTTTATGTATGAATACAAATAATTCAGAAATAGAAATATTGGGGACAAATAAAATATCTTTAGTTGAAAATAGATTTATTTCTTTTCCTAAGAATATTCCCTATTTTGGTTCTACCCACACAGATACAAGATGTAGAATAGTTCTGGAGATGGTCTACAATCTTTAATTAAACTAAGGTATAATGCTTTTATGGCTTTAAATTTAATTAATATAAGACCAGGATTCAACAAGCAAATTACAGATACTGCTGCTGAAGGGCAATATGTAGATGGTGATTTTGTAAGGTTTCGTTATGGGTTCCCTGAAAAAGTAGGCGGATGGTCTTCTATTACAACAGACACCTTAGCCGGTGGCGTAAGAGCACAGCACCAGTGGGCAGATTTAGATGGTAATAGATATGTAGCACTTGGATCTCAAAGAGGATTATATATTTATTATGGAGGAGCATATTATGATATTACTCCATTAGAGGCAGCGCAAACAGGAGGAACGTTTGATACTACAGACACCTCGCCAACGGTCACCGTAAACTTAGTTGGTCATAACATGATTGCAGGGGACTACTTTACTTTTACAAGTGTAACTCCACCAGTTGGTGCGGGATACACAGCAACCGATTTTACTGATCAAACTTTTGAAGTAATCAGTGCAACGATTAATACTTTTACAATAACAATGGCAGCTAATGCCGGAGTTACTGTTGCAGCTTCAGGAGCATGTACTGTA